AGTTTCAATAGTAGCTGATCCCGGTAAGTAACTAAAGTTAGGAACTTCATCACTACCATTAACAGCACGTGAAAATGTATCCCCCTTACCATCTGTCAATTCAACTGTAATTGGATAATGTTTGTTCTTTAAATGGATTACACTTGTTTTATTATCAAATTCAACTTTAAATCTAGAATTAGCAGACACTAATCCGTTTAATCCTCCAGTTCCTCCCCAATTAGCATCTCCTGCTGTTACAGTTGATCCTGTAACAACTCCTTTACTCTTTACTCCATCATCTCCACTATATTCAGCAGAATTATCTGAATTTGTTGCACTTACGTATACTCTATCCCCAGCAGTATTCTTAATCAAATAAACTTGAGTAGAAGCATCTGCACCTGTAACCATTGCATTTGCAATAGTGCTAACACGTACTGAGGCTTGGTTATTTAAAGTAGCATTGTTTGGTGCATCTCCACCAGAAGTTCTAGATTCTACTTCATTATCTGGAGTTGCATATATAATTTTATATCTAGTTTTTACATCACTTCTAAATATATGACTTGGAGTCCCCCTATCATTTTTAGAAGCATCGTAATTAGGGTGATCTTCTGGAAGTTCACTATATAATAGAGGCTTAGATAATCTTTTACCATCCATACCCACGTTCCACTCTGTTATTACTGCTTGATACTTTGCACCAAAGTCACCCACTTTATAATAGAGTAGAGATTCATAAGGTCTAATATCAGGTAATGAGTCAGTACTAACTTTTTGTTTAACTTTTTGAGTTTTATTTAGAATGAAGGAGTAGTCAGCAATAGTTGTAGAGGATAGACTATTAGGTGAAAAGACATTAGTACTTGAATTAAAATTCTTAAAATAGGTATTTACTGTAGTTAGATCTGCATGATTCATTGCAGTAGAAGCTGTAATGTTAGTCGATCCTTCATCTTTTCCACGTATGAATACCTCTGAACCTGCTGTTCCTGTGGCATAACCTGTTAAATCAATAAGTTTAAACTCAGAGTTTGTACTTGAAGTTCCACCTTTAACTATTAAAGCATACGCCTCATCTTCAGTTCTACGAATAGTATGAATAAATACATCATTACTATTAGTTGACTCTATATTATCAACAGAAGCTACATGCTCTGTACAAGGTCGTTTCTCTAGTCCTCTAGCAATGTGAGACAATCCATTTTCCTGTATCTCTCCCTGAGTTGGCAATCGTAAAGTTGCAGGTTGTTGGGATACACCATTAATTAAACTTGGGACTGTTCCTGATATTAAAGGCATTTTTTACTTTCTCCATGCGTAATGTTGGTTATAATCTTTATTTCTGTCCACTACTCTAAATACATCGTAATCATCAAAGATATTATAATCTCCTACTTCTGATTGATACTCTAGTAATTCCGACCAAGCCATTTGTTCATCTGCTTGGAAGAACCTGTGTAACTCACCAGATCCCACAACTCTATCATGGAATACACGTGCAGATTTAACTGCTATATACCTTCTAGCTGCCTCTGGTAAACTATCGAAAGGAAGAAACACTACGTAGTCTACTTTAACTGCCTCAGTAAACTCATGTGTATTATTTTCCCTATCGTATAAGTGTCCTCCTCTTTCTATTATATCTTTTGTGTTTGACCTAGTTTTACTTGTTGTATCAATTCTTAAGACATTTGGATCTATGGGAATTTTATTATCTGTTCTAGGCTCTAAAGATACTTGTAAATCGGTGTTGAATATCCATCCTCTTGACTGGACTTGTCTAGATGTATTATGAAGTATATCTTGGGCAATAGAAGCATCTTGTAATCCTGCCTTATCCTCTAAGTTTTCAATAGGTTGCTCTCCGATAGTAGTCAACATCATATTGACTGCTTGCAACTCGGTCATATTTGCTAATGCTTTTGTCATACCACCTTTTTATATTTGTTTTTGCCTTTTGAATATTTCCCCATAAAACTTCCTTCTCCTCTTTTAAATTTCCCTTTAATTCCTTGGAATAAAGATTTAAACTGCCAAGGGTGAAATAATATATAAGAAGGATTTTCTTCTTTTTTACTTTTATTCTTGTTATCTTCTACTTCGTTTCTATAAATAATTCCATCATATCCTAAATCTTTACTTAAAAATTCAATAAGCCCATGCATTTTATAGTAATGGATAGCCGCTTTCTCAGGAGGACTTAGTTTACCAAACTCTTCATTCCACGAATTTATAGGAAGTCTTGTAGCACGAAAATCTTCTTCGTATTGTTTACGAGCATACTTAAATACTTTTTCCAATGCTGTTCCTTTTCCGAACTCAGGAAGAAGTAAAGGGAACTCAGTATCACTCTCTATACTATCTGCCATTTCTTTAGAATATGTAAACCCACCTTTATTATATTTTGATGTTTCATCACTAAAAATATTATCTAGAATTACATCAAAATCCCAATTCATAGCATCTTTGTCAAAATAAATAGGATTATTCATTTTTATGAAACCGGGGTAAAACTTTGGATCTGATTTTAAAGTTCCCCAATCAGAGTCAAACTCGTCACCATACAATACCCTAGCTATTGATTCGGGTTTACCTCTGTGTTTTTCAATTCTTTCTCCCCCCATCTTATTTAATTGGTGATCTAGTGATTGTTGGTGATCCCCAAAATGACCTGCTATTTCAAACTCAGTTTCTAAAGCACTTAGCTTTCCTAATAAAATATCTCTTAAAATTTCTGGTCGTGTTTCTGCATGTCTATTCCAAAATCCAACAGAAGGAGATACTGTACCTTGTGTTCCATGCCAAACAATTTTAGGTACAATAGTATTGGAGTTTGCAAGTTTAGTACTTACTTTAGATGGTCCTTTGTAAAAAAACCAATTTTTAAAATCTCTGTTTTTTTGTAATAACTCTCTTCCTCTTCCTTCCCAATCTTTTACTATTTCAAAGATTTTTGCAATATCTTGTGTGTACCCTAGTTTGTTATTTTTTTCATCTTCAGTTAGATTTGGTTTCCACATAACCCCATTTTCAGGATGAAACATAGAATCATAGTGATTAGCACACCATCTTCCTTCTTGTCTTAGAATACAATTTAAAACTTTTTTATGTGCTATATTCTCTTCTTGAAGAGACATTCGTTTATCAACGACTTGGTGAGGTAGTCTTTGGTTCGGATAAAATTCATTAATTAAATCTTGTGATCTCTCAGATTTTTCAAATTGTAAATCTAAATCAGCTTTTTGTTTCGGAGATAATGAACTGTCACCTACTGTAGAGGAATTAAGGATAGAGGTTATAGCTCCACCTGCTTTACTAGTTAAAAACCTACCAAGTTTTTTTGCTATAGACGAATATGAATTTAATATTACTTCTGAATCAGATCTCGTTAAAAGTCCTTTAGTAACATCAGAAAGAGAGTCAGTTACTTCTTCAGTTGTAGCTATCTCTGACGGACTTACAGAACTGTTTTTGAGAGGGGATCTATCTAAGTGACCATAAGTAGGATCTATAGTAGAAGGTAATTGATATTTTAATTCTGCCATTTTACTCCAATTAAAAAAAAGGGAGTACCCAAGTTAAAGGATACTCCCTAAAGAGTTACCTCGATCTTATAAAGGTGCGATCAAGGCTACAGCACACGCAGGGCGTAATATGTTATGACCCATTGCATACTTTGATACTAATAATGTACCTTGTCTATTGATTTGATATTCTGATTCAACAGAAAGATCCATTAGTTTTACAGTTGCTACTGCATCTGTAGTCATTACCAATCCCATAACACGATTAGCTACAGCAGAAATTCTAGCTGTAATTCTCGTACCCGCAGTAGCATTATCATTGGTAACTTCAGTAGTCCAAGCATTATGATCTGTACTTCCAGTATCATACTGAGTTGTTCTACCTGAACCTGCGGCAGCCGCTAGAGGTTGATCTGAACCCCAAGCTGGATTTGGTGTTGTTTTATGTTGTCCGACATGGGATGCTATAGTCCATAATCCCGAAGAGAATGTGTTCCCAGAGAATGAACCGAGATGGTTTGTTACATGAAGA